AGGCGCGTGGACAAATGGATTGTTAAAGGGTACAATACTACTTGTGAATATGAAGATTATTCTTTAGTTAGATTTTTAGAACTTTAAATTAATATATCCTAATTACCTAACCTACTCCTACACGGGGAAACGTTATCCCTAAACCACAATATAACGGTCTCGATCCTCATTCTGTCCCTCAATCTTATAGAAATACTTACGTGTTATTCCTAATCGAACTGAATCAGTCCAATTACCTGCTGCACCCCCAATCGTTAAACCAGGGACCAATTTAGAAATTATCAAAATATGACGTGTCCATCTAGGAACATTACATCCCTGCATACGAGCCATTCGAGACTCTGTAATTACACGACGCTTAGGATCCCGTAATTGATACGTAAAAGTATCTTGATTTTGTACAAAATATTTTGTCTTTTTTAATATCTTTAATCCGTATTGAGATAATGCCAAAGGAACATCCCATGGTGTTACTCCACGTAAAGCAATATTTACTGCTGTTCCTGCACCAAGTAAATTCTGAGTATCAGTATCAGCCTGTGAAAACAAAGCTGTTATATTAGCAGCAGTAATCGCAGTATCCTGCCAAGCTTTATTTGAAATTAATTCATATACATCTACTTCCATTTTACCACGCGAATCAGGCACTAAAGTAGCACCGTCTGTATTAAAATTCGCAGCATTACGAAATGTTACATCTAATACAGCACTCTTAAATATCCACTTAGTCGAAAGTTGAACAGTATTCCCTGCTGCTGAAGTTGGATTTGCAGCAATATTCTCCAAAGCAGACAATTGATTAATATCATTCATCCAAGAATCTGTACTAGTTCCTGGATATAAGGCACAATAAATTAAATTCTGATTAGCAGCAACGGTATTATCAAAATTAACCGTCTTATTTAAAACCACGGTCCGAGAACCTAAGTCTTTTTCACTTACAGCATGAACTTTATTGACAAATTTTCCCCATTGACGTCGCTTACGACGAGGCATTCGTCTTTTCCGATATACATGCCGTTCATCATGTTGATTCGTTACTCCAAGACCAGAAGTATATGGTGCTGAAGATCCACGAAAACTCCGACGCATATTACGACGTTTCGGATATTGTGCTGCTCTCAAACGCTTTCCACTACGTAATCGCATTCCACCAACTTTTTCTTTAATATATCCTGCGTACTTTTTAAAGATGGGATTATTTGCTATATTATAAGCAGCGCGAGCAGCACCAAGGACACCTGTATGTCTTACTGCGTTATAAGGTGTTAACGACGTGATGACTCACTATTGCAAAATGAATTTAAATTTTAAACGATTGGGACAACAAACCGTTACTAAAAGGATCAATGATCAGCAATCTGGGTAATACTAAGCCAGATTGCGATCTCAGAAGCGGTTTTTTCAAATTTTGCCGCTTAAACAATACAAATTTATGTCCTCGAGAAATTGGTGCTTTACAATCAATCACCCAATCACAGACGAGATACTATTATCATGGACTCAAGTGAAGTTCCTAATAGCCGTCCTAGAAGTAGGAGAGAGTGGTACACATCACTACCAGGGCTACTTGGAACTCAAGACGAACCGGAATCTGAACCAAGTCCGTTCGTTATTTTCGGGCAATCCGCATTTGGAGAAGAGGGCTGGGACGAAGGAACAGAACTTGAAGTACGTGCTCAAGACTTGCCAGGCGGAATTGGCCAACTCGACTATATCTGTTGGTGGTGCTATATGGAGGGAGTTTCTTTCAGGTTTACAACTCTCAGCATGGACATCGTACGTGTTATGCCCCAACCCGGTAACTCCGATAATCATCTATGGGTTCGAAGGAACCTCGAGCGAACTGGTTGGTTTGACGAAGAAGCGCTTGACAGTGAAGAAGAGACTTGAAGAAATACGCCAATCAATACAACAAGGGGCAGATGAATTAAGCATCGCTAATGAAGATTTTGAATTATGGGTAAAGTATAACAAAGCATTCCATTCTTACAAATTACTTTGTTCAGAACCTCGATCAATTAAGACTCACATTACCGTCATCCAAGGACCAACCGGAACTGGAAAATCCATGTTGGCAAGAGAATTACAACCCAACGCATATTGGAAATCTAGAAATCAATGGTGGGACGGATATAATGGACAAAAGGCAGTCGTGGTCGACGAATTCTACGGATGGTTCCACTTCGATACCTTACTGCGTCTGTGCGACAGATATCCAATGCAAGTTGAAATCAAAGGAGGAAGTGTCAATTTTAATGCGTCTCATATCATTTTTACAACAAACAAGCATCCAAATACTTGGTACACTAATTGTTATTTTCCTGCTTTTATTAGGCGCGTGGACAAATGGATTGTTAAAGGGTACAATACTACTTGTGAATATGAAGATTATTCTTTAGTTAGATTTTTAGAACTTTAAATTAATATATCCTAATTACCTAACCTACTCCTAC